ATATCAAACACAATGTCTGTAAAAATGGACTGAATATCTTTTGATACTGTCTCTAGGTTAACGTCACCGATCTTGTCTGTACCACTAATAGGACGTAGACCGTCTTGTGATAAGAACAGTAGATCACCGCCTATCTCAATCACACTGTCTGTAGCTAGGCAACCAAGATCATCTGTAACTGATTGTATATTGGGAATTTGACTTGAGGGGTCATCAAATACAAAACTTTTAATCTGATTTGTACCAAAAACATAAAGAACATTTCTAAAAGTCTTTAAAGCTACAATATTAAAACCTACATTAACAGCTTCTCCACCTAAAGTTTTGTCCCAATTTGTGTCTTGTAGGTAAGGTCCAAAGTATAGAACTGTTGGTTCTGAAGGATCACCAGCTAAAAATATAGCATTTTTATAAACAGCAGATAACTTAGGTGCACTAGGAGCATTACTGTGTGTAATCTGTGTGTAGGTTGTACCATCATAAATAGCTGCAGGATTTATACCATCTGTTAATAATACTTTTGGAGTAGAAAAATTAAATTTTGTAAATCTTACTTTTGTTACACCTGTCATTGTAGGTGAACCAGAAGTAGTTACAGCTACCCACTCATTTGCTACAGAACCATTTGATGTAACTGTTCCTGTAGCTGCTGATGTTCCACCAGTAATTACATTATTTTCTTCAAAAACGCTGCTAGGAAGTTTACCAAAATAAACAACAATAGAATCTGCAGATTTAGAAATAACTTCACCTGTAGCAGATACAGCGGTGCTATCACTAGAACTAACTACACCAGTTACTGTTTCACCTACAGAAAAACTAGAACCCTCTCCTGTCCCTAAATTAACCGTATAATTATAGTCATACCAGTGTAAATAATTATTGCCAGAGCTAGGCTTACGACAAGCTAAGATACCATCGTTAATACCGTTAGCTACACAAACACCTAGTACACTTCCTGTGCCTGTAACTGTACCGTAGTCGTTACTAAAACCGCTGATTTTACGATAACCACCAGTAACAGCAGGTTCATAGTTAATCAAAGAGATAGCTGAACCAGGTTGAGTCTCACCTTGTGACAGCACATCACGACTAGTGTTAAGACCGCCTTGGCAGAATACTTTGAAGGATGCTAAGTTATCAGCCATTAGACAATACTACTAATAGTGTTACTAAACGATTTATTTCTTTGAACCACTGTAGATCTAATATCTAGTGGATCATCCATAAGTATGCGTCTCATAGAACGAATACCGTTATCAAAGTTTTGTTGGTGAATAGCTGCACTTTGATCATTGGATCTAAATCTCATCATGTACATCATTGCACCATCAACAAGCACATGGTTAAACCTATCTGGAATTAAACAAGTATCATTAAAAAGAACAAGGTCAGCTGGAAACTTCCAGTATACATATTCTATTTCATATGCATTATCTGGCACAGGTGTTAAACCAAACTTGCTTTCGTATGTTTGATATACACGTTGTGGTGCAGAAATACCAGAGCCTGAATCAGCTTGATCATCAAGTCCACGGTATCTTTGTGTATATTCTTCAAAAGATATTGTAGGTAAAAAACTAGGGGTGTTGCTTGTAGAATCTAATTGTTTAATATAAAAAGTATCCCAATCAACACTAGCAAAGTCAGCAGGAAAATCATAAAGTCTTGTTCCTGCAGTTAATGTTTGAGTATAAGTAACTTTAAGAAAAGGCCACTCTTGGCCTGTCTGTAGGATATTTCTAATGGAGTTGTTAATAGCATCTTTAGCAAGTGCTTGTACGTTACGTACTGTATCAAAGCCATCACCAGCAGTATCTAGTGTAACTTCATTCAGTCTACGTAGTAATTCATTTACTAGAGTAACGTAAGTAGCCATTACAAAAATCCTTCAGATAGCCTAAAGGGGCCAGTTTGCCTAGCCCCTTTAGTTTAGTTTAGTTAAACTTGATCACGTGCAACTTCTGCTGCACCTTTACCATCAACGTCCATTACCAAAGCCCAGACACGCAGTTTACCTGCTGTAGCTGTACCTGTTAATGTGTCGATTGTAAGATCTAGAGTATCTTCTGCACCGATATATACTACTCCTGGTAGTGAAGGAGCAACATCACCAACTGATTTACCAGCCATTGCATATGCTGCAACGAACTCGTCATCATCAGCACCTGTACCAATGTCGAAAGTTAAAGCTGTAGCACCAGTAAGTGCTTCAGTAACTTCAACACCAGCAGCTAGGATAACTGTTTGTGCAGGAAGAGTAGCAACTGTGTTTGCACCAGCAGCCAATGCTGTTGCTTCAAGTTCTACTGAGATTGTACGCATTCCATTAGGTGTCATAATTCAATCTCCCCTTACGCCAAGTTATATTTAGCTGTAGTGATTGCTTCTGGACGAAGAATCTTACGGCCATATAGATGCATACCACGAACGATGTCTGCAAATGAGTCAGGGTCACGGTATGTTTCAGTTTTGTTGATCTGCTCGGCAGTTGCAACAGCTGAGTCATGTCCAGCAACAATAACACCATAGTTAGTGTTTTGGTTAGCTGTACCTGTTGTTGCAGGACCAGTACCTACTGATGGTAGGTTGCTTGAGCTATATACACGGAAACCGTGGAAGTTGTTCAAGACTAGACCATTACGTAGGCCACCTGATTCACCGAAGTCTGCGTTGAATAGACGTGAGTCTTCATCACGAAGTACTTCCATGAATACTGGGTCAACAACGATCCAACGACCTTGAGTGTCAACTTGTTGTTGGTCAAGTAGACGACCCATACGAGCCACCATCATTGCTGGTGAAATCGTAGCAGTTGGTAGTGCTGTTGCACCTGGTAGACGTGCTGCAACTGGGATTGAGTGATCACCTGCAGAAGCAGTTGTGATGTTACCAAAGTCACCCTTCTTCAACTTCATTGAAGATAGCAATTCGTCTGAACCTGCAGTATCTACTGCTTTAGTACCGTTTACAGTGTCATTTACAGTATCAGCTTGCGTATGCAAAGATGACTGTTTGTAACCTGATAGGTAACCTAGAACTTCTTGGTCATGCTGGTCAGCCAAGCGGTATGCCGCACGGTTGGTCGCAAGATCCATGAAGTTTACGTGTGAGTGAGCTTCTTCGATATCATCGACCTTGAAGGCGAAGTAGTTGCTCTTGTCAACAACTAGAGAGAAGTCTTCATCGTCCAAGTCTTGTGCTGTGATCTGTGTGCCACGAGCATAAGACGAGACCGAAATTTCAGGTTCTTTAATGATACGCACTGTATCACCTTGAGCACTGATCTCACCGAAATAATCAGAGTTAGTGATATCACCAACTACTGTGCTTTTTCTAAAGGCAAGCTGAACCTTTTTGGAATAGATGACGCTGGAGAAATTACCGTTTGGTAAATTTCCGTAGCCACCTGCAGTTGTAAAAGCCATGATAAAATCCTCCTGATATTTGGCTTATTAAGCTAAACACCTTAAAGAGGCTGTACGTTTTCTAGGGTGCAGAAAACACCTACTTGCGCTAGCAGGTGTACACTGGGCCTATACTTGAACAGGTAGTTCTTTTTAGTTTTAGACTTTTTATGAAATTAGGTTGAGACAAAAGGTAGTCGTAAAGAGGCTTTTGTCTCTATGCCTATAGTTATACTGTTGCTTTTTTATTTGTCAACAGCTTTATCTAGCATTGCCAGATACATCGTAAACAAACTTACCCGCACGGATAGCTTTGTTGATTTCCTCAGATCTAGCTTCAAACTCTTTGTCTGACATTTTTGCCACATCTGATTCACGAATAGTGTCACTTGCATCATCTACATCTACTTCTGTTTTACTACGTCTAGTAACTGTAGAAGCTGCATCTTTGGCCCTAGCTTTTCTTGCAGTTTTAGTAAGGCCTTTATCTACTTTGTACAAGTCAATAACACGTACTACTGAGGCAGGATCGTCTGCATTTTCGTATAGTGCATCTCTTACCCACTTAGGCTGTTCTTCAGCCCAGCTATGGAATTTATCAGAAGCTCGAAGATCGTCAAAGTCTTCATGAATTTTACGAATAGCATTTTCATTCTTTACTCGTTCTGCTTCTGACTGTGCTTCATCTCTGTCTCTTATACACATCTGACGCT